TCGGTTGAGATAATCGCGGATCAGCTTTGACAGGGCCACGCCCCGCGCTTCTGCCGCAGCTTTGTAGGCGTCACGCTCGACGGCGCTTACCTTGAGATTGATGAGGGTGTCTTTTTTCATGTAAACACCTTAGTCTTTACTTTTCTTGCGCGCAACTTGTTTTTTGTCTTTACTTCGCCCGCGCCGTGCGGCATGGTTTGGATAAAGAAACCGATGGAGATGATGATGACCGACACACTCAAAGATCACTTTGAAAACTGCAAACAAGTCAGCAAGATTGTTGATGATGCAAACGCGCTGCTGACAAAAGTCCAAAGCGAGTTGTTTATTGCCCGCGAAACGCTTGAGGCACTGGCGCAATACCAGCACCCAAAGCTGGCAATGAACATGCCGTATCGCATGGCAGACGGGCAATCTGAGCGCGAAAAACCAGTGCAACCAGCCTACGTTATTTCCCGCCAAGTCGCGCGCATTAACGCCCTGCTTGGTGACCGTGCATGACCCACTACATCACCCGCCACGCCGGGGTTGCCACCCTTGGCGACCTGGAGTGCGACTTTCACTATGACGCCGACGGCGATGGGCTGACGCTGCAATCCGTCAAGATCGGCATGGGCGAAGTGACGCCCAAGGTTGCTGAGACGATCATGGGCATGACCGAACTGCTGCGGATCACCGACCACCACAGCGACTGGTGGGACACCGAAGGCCACGACGAGGCGCTGCGCAGTGAGGCGGATAATCGCGGCGACTACCTGTATGAACAAGCCCGCGACCGGGCAATGGAGGATGGACTATGATTGAAGTTGGCAAGACGTACACGGCCAAGAACGGCGACACTTTCGAGTGCGTTGAACTTGAAGGCATTATTGCGTGGTGCAGGTCACACCTGCGCGCCGCGTCTTACAAATGGAATGCGGAAACCGGGCAGTCCACGTCACTGTCGCCGGAATACGACCTGAAACTGGACTCGCCAAAAACACCCTACGCTGTCGCGGCGGATCAAGTGGCCGATGCCTTGCGCGACTGCATCGCCGTGATGGATAAAGACTTGAACGGCCTGCTGATGATCCAGCCGGAATTGTCGCGCGCCGTTTCCGCACTCGCCGCATGGGAGGCCGCACAATGACCACGACACGCATGACAAACGACCATCGCCGCATTATCGGACAAGCCGCTATTAGCGCAGCATTTAACCCGCAAGCCGAAGCGATGGCAGAGGTAGAGGACGGCTTGGCCCGCCAAGCATATGCCGCCATTTACAGCGTCGAGGAGCGCAGCCAAGCCGACGCTATGCCTTCATATTGGCTGCGGCAGGATGAGTGCTTGCGTTACAATGTAGGCGGGTTCCGCATTACGCTGCGGACGATGCGCGATCACCTTCGGGTGCCTTATGGCGAAAAGGGGAGCCGCAGCGGATCATACGGTTGTCACACATCGCACGGCACAATTGAGGCTGGTGAACTTTGCGACAAGATCGTTGCGCATGCAAATGCCAAAGAGGCCTTGAAGGCAAAGCGCGGACAGACTGAACGCAAACTGTTTGCCATGCTGGGATCCATGACTTCTTTGAAGAAGCTGTCAGAGGTTTGGCCGGAAGGTTTGCCGTTTTACCAGAAATTTATGACCAAGAACCCGGCAGTGATGCTGCCTGCCATTCGCACAGATGAAATCAACGCCGCCCTTGGCCTCACAGAACAGGTGCCTGCATGACCCGCCAATTCACAGCCGCGCGCGAGACGTTGCTTGACCCCACATCAACGCGATACGAGGTCCGCTGGGCGTCCGACGAACTGTCCTATTCCAGCGCGCCCAACGACATTGCGCTGGTGCGCGAGGCGCGCAATCAACTCGCGTCCGACGCTCACAGCGAGTTGGACCGCCGTTTTGTGCCGTTGTCCCCGCCCGAGGTGACGTATCGCGGCGATGTGCTGGTGTTCCTGTTCTGCGCGGCCATTTGCGTATCGCTGATCGCGTGGGGCATTGCCGCATGGGTCCAAAGCGCGGCGGTGGGGCAATGAACCACACCCCGATACAGGGCTGCATTGACACGCTGCGCGCGGCGAATGCGAACATGGCGGAATTTACCGCCTCCCCCTACGCACGGGGCAGGGCTATCGCCACGGCGCAGATGGCGTTGCAGGGTCTGCGGCATGACGAACAGGCGGCGACCATCGCAGCGGCGTTGGTGGCACAGCACGGCAAAACACGCGCGGCCATGGTGCTGCGTAAAGCAATGGAGATGGTGGGATGACCGCACAGATTTGGTTTAACGTGGCGGCTTATCTGGGCATCGGCCTTGCGCTGTTGTTTGCAGTCAAGGCCTTGACTGCCCAAAGCGAATTCAAGCGGTTTGAGAAGATGAATATGTGGCCTCTGTTGATTGGATGGCCGCTGTTTGTCGTCGCCATCGTAGTGTTGAAGCCGTTTTACAGGGGGCGCAAATGACATGGGCCGAGGCACTGACACAGGCCGCGAAGGTGCGGCGCGAGAGGGAGACGGGCAAATGACCCCTACCGAGCAACAGGAGCCGCCGATGCGCGCACCAAAGGAGGCCCCGATGGGCAGGACGCTTGCAGAACTGAACGTGCAGCCGGGGGACGTGGTTCACAACGGCAGAGGATACACATACACCCTTGCCAAGGACCGATCAGATTATTGGTGCGACGCAGCAGATTTCGGCATCCTCGAAGCAGGCGCACCAACTTGGCACATCGTTTCCCGCGCAAACGACACCCGTGCCGACCTGATCGCCCAACGGGACGCCTTGCAGGCGCAGATCGACGCCTTGCCGCCCGAGCCTGTGGTGGAGACGGTCCGGATGTATTTCGACCGCATGGAAAACGGCAGGCCGCGCATTTCGGATGGCACAGGGCCACGCGACACCTACTACCTCAACGTGACCATCATCGACGGGGTGCCGCAGGGCTGGACCAAGATTGAGGGGGCGAGTGATGGATGAAATGCAACCAAGCACTGACGATCCGCTGGCAACAATGATTAGCGATCTGTCCCACACTGGCGAACTTTCCATGCTTTACCGCATGGAAGTTGCCGACGCTATCACACAACTTCGCCTTGAACTTGCGCAGGCCCGTGAGTGCGAGGCTGGGGCGTATGAGGCAGCAGCTGGCATATGCGACAAGCACAGCTATTCAAATAACCTCTATGTCTCAATGCGCGTGGCTACCGCAGCTAGAGAAATCCGCGCCCTGACCCCTGCCGACACCATGGCGGCGCTTGCTGCCCGTGACGCGCGGGTGAGGGATGCCACGTCAGACAAGATGATCGCCGCAATCTGGGCCCACTATGGAGACCTAAAGTCCGCAAAAGCCGCCATCCTCGCCCTACGCACCCCCACAGAAGGAACGCCGGAATGAGTGATCATCCACACAACGCGGGCCAGACCGTCACCGTGCCACAGATCAGCAAGATGCCTTTCATGGATATCGACTGGGGTCCGATAACCGTCACTGAAAACTGGGGTCGTTTGTTCATACGGGACCGAGAATCAATGATTGTCGTTCTGCGACAGAGTTACCCCGCGTTGATTGCTGCCCTTCAGCACTTTGTCGCACCTGCATCGCCCACCCCGGTTGCTGCGGCTATGGCGGTGCCGGACATGCCCGAAACCGATGTTGGCGACGTTGGCAACTATTACGGCGGCTTGGCTATAATGGCAAAAGACGGCGTGACCTATTGGAGCATCGGAAATCACGATGGCCACCATTGGTTGCCGTGTCCATTACCCGTGTTCGCCGCCCTCGCGTCCATGAAAGGCAAAACCCCGTGACAGAGCCATCACACAAAGCGCAGCAGTGCAGCGTTCATATGCGTTGGGGCTTTATCCCTGTCCTGATGGTCAGGCAATCAGTGGCGACAAGCAACTATTCTTGGGAATGGGGCCGCTGGAGAAAAGCCCGCATCGGTGAACTGGTGGTAATTAACGCCCTGCTTATGCAGACATGGAAGGAATGACATGACCCACCCAGAAAGCAAGGGTAGCACCTACGAAACCAGATGGATACCATACAACGATGGCGACCCCGTGCCGATGGGGCGGGTGCGCGTCAGTTTTGACGGCAAGTCGCATGTCACGGGATACGCAGAAAACTGGCCGTCTGAATACTGGCACCGCGTCACCCACTACCAGCGCCACCCGGATCAACGGGGTGCCCGAGGGGTTTGTGAAAGTGGAGGGGGTGTGATGGCACAGCCGTGGCAATGCAGATGGGGGTTCCACAAGTGGAGCCTGCCCTACGCCAGCGCAGGTGATGAAAGTTGGTGGGGCGGGGCAGGCCATCATCGCTGTCACTGCCAACGCCCTAACTGCACTTGGGTCAGACGTTGGCATCCCGGCACTTTCCCCAACAATCTGAAAACCATGACACGCAAGGAACCCACCCCATGACCGACGAACAACTGGACGCGCTGATGGGCGAGATTCATTTTGAAGCCGTCAACAGCGAGATTGACCGATCCTTGGCGGGCAGAATTTGCATTGCCATCACCCACCTGCGCACAACCCTTGCCGCATCATCCGCCCGCGAAGCTGCCGCCGTGGCCGCTGCGTTGGAGGGGGCGGCGGCAATAACTGAGCGTATCGCGGCTGGATATGCTGCGGGCGCTCACCGATACCGCGTTCGATGGGCGCTGTACCTTGCGGCGGGGAATATCCGCGCGCTGATCACGCCCGCGCAGTCCGACGCACTGGCCGCGCATGACAAGCGGGTGAGAGAGGCGGCGCGCAAGGTCAAGCCGCTGGTGTGGTACTCAAAATCAGAGTGGCACTATTTCACCGATGCGGAACCGGGAAGCCCCGGAAACAGCCAGAAAATGCAGTACGTCATAAAGCACTATCCTCTGGATGGAGGTCTTTGGGATTTGTACGGGCCGGGGCACTGGGGTCCGGGTAACAAGTTTTCGACCCTAGAAGCCGCCAAAGCCGCAGCGCAGGCCGATTACGACGCCCGTATCCTGTCCGCCCTTATCGACGCCGGGGTTGCCGCATGAGCGCGCCGGATACAATTGTCGTTGGTGTATTTGGCGGATGCTGGGATGGATTGGCTATTGTCGGCCCTATTCGCGACGACACAAATTGGCCATCGTACCGCCGCGCCGACTTGCCCCCGACGCTTGCCGCCGCGTTGGCGCTGCCGGAAATCGCGGCGCTGGTGGGGGCGGCGCGGTCTGCCGAGCAACAGCTACAGCGCCTGGGATCGGATGGCGCTGCCAGTGGCCTGACCGCCGCCCTAGCCGCGCTAACCCCACCCGCAACACAGGAGACGCCGTGATGGGCGGCCCCGATTAAGCCGTCAGCCGCAGCGCCACGACTCGGATGGTGCGGCTGGCCCCGGTGATTGACACCCCGGATGCGTTGAAGAACTTGAGCGTGACGGCGCTTGCCCCCGTCACCTCCCCCGACAGGATCAGTCCAGCGTCCAAGCCGATGCCGTTGACGATCAGCAAATCCCCCACCACAGCGCCTGTGAGCGTCATTGCGGCGGTTCCCTGCGTTCCTGCGGCCACGGTGGGCACAGCCACGCTGGCAGAGGCGTAGACGGCCTTTGAGACGGTCGCGCCGAGTATGAGGGCCGTGGCTACGTTGAGGGTGTCTATAGCCCCATCTGGCGCGTTCAGGGCGTCCGCATCCACGATGCCCAAGGTGGCGTCCAGTCCGTCACGGGCCACGCCTGTCAGCAGGTTTGCGCGGGTGACGCGGCGGGTCTGGTTGGCCCCGTTGTCGTAGATCACCAACAGGTCGTCGTCAGTGACGGACCCGGAGGCTTGGTTTGGCAGATCGGGGATTTCAACCATGGGGGAGTCTCCTTTGCCGGAGACGGTGCCTTATGGGGCCGGGTTTTCAGATGCACGGCCAGCCAGCACTTCAACTTGACCGCCGCATTTGACCAGTGCGGCGCGGTCCCGCCCCCAGTAGATTTCCACGTCACGGTCGGACAGTGACCCCGGCAGCAGCACAGGGCGGTCGCAGGGCACTGTCAGGCTTGGCGGCAGATCAGCGGATCTGGTTAAGCCGGAACACCCGGCCAGCAGGCAGGCAAGCAGGATGGGTGACAGGTTCGGCATAGGCGGCGTCCTCCAAGAGTTGATTGAGGCGGTCGCGTTCGGCCTGCGCGGCCAGTCTTGCGGCTTCCAGCTTGGCCGTGGCCTCGCGGCTGGCTTCCATAGCGGCCTCTACGCGGGCTTCGCACAGCGCGCGGCCATCAGCCTTGCCCTTGAGGTACAGACCCCCGCACAAAGCAAGTGCGAGGGCTGCAATGATGGCGTACTGGGTCATACCTTGCTTTGGCCTTCGACGCCCCGGCGCATCCGGTCAATCGTCCGTTGTTGCAACCAATGCAGGGCCTCTTCGCACTTTGTCAAAGCAATGGCGTTCTCGCGCGACGAGAACGGGCCGGACTGGAAAGAGCGCAGCCGGTCGATAACGACGGCGAGCAGAATTTCCTGCGTCACGCCATTAACGCCATGCTCTGCAATCGGCCCGTTCTGAAAACTCACGACCGACAAAGGCGGCAGCCCGACAGTGGCGGTGTGATGGATTTCGTAGACGTGGTTTGCGCCGCCGTGGCCTGGGGCGTCAGAAACGACAATATCCAGTGTGTCGTTCAGCGGGTTGATCTTGTGGTACTCGACAGTTCTCATATTGAGATACTCCTGTTGCCCATTAACGCTTGGGCGGGCGATGCCGCGTTGCGCGGAATATCAATCTTGCTTCACAGGCCGGACAGGCACAGTTCGCGCTCTGCCTTCCTCCGGTTCACAAGTCCCCTGACTTCGCGCCCGCCTGCTTTGATCCACATCAGCAGCGCCTCACATGCGCCCCGAAGATCGCCCGCCTTGGCCCGCCGCGACATGGTGGACTTGCAGAACGCATGAGAGCCGATGTTGTAGGCGGCGCTGATGAACGCGGCGCGGGTCGGGTCTGGCAGGGTTGCCGGAAGGCAGGGCCGGATTGCGGCCTCGAATTGCCCCACAGCCGCTGCCAGTTGGGTCTTGCACTCTGCCAGGGTGTAGCGGTCGCCCATCTTCACGCCGCGAGTTTCGCCGTAGCAGACGGTCGGGACACCCACGATATCGCGGTAGGCTTGGAGTTCGACCCCCTCCCACGGCGCGATGATGGCCGATGCCAGCAGGATTGCGCCACCCGCAGCGCCTGTAAGTTTGGCCTTGAACCCCATTATCGTCTCCCGTTGTTGTCGATCATGGCCTTCATAATCGTGCCGACGTTCTCGCGGATTTCTTCCATGGCCTCCCGGTCCTCCGCGCGCAGCTTGTCGCGGTGCGCAATCTCGGACTTCATCAGGTTGACCTGTTCCTTGTTGGTGATCACTTCGCGGACCAGCCACGCGACCCCGGCAGCCAGAGCGGTCGTCACGGTCGTGACCAGCCAGAAAATAAATTCGTCAATTTTAGCCAGCATCACATCGTGCCCCGGATTTTCAATTTCCAAGCCGTGCCGTTGTGTCGGAACGTCGCCGCTTGGTTGACGGCAAGGTTCGCCAGCGTCGTGGCGCTTGTCAGGTCGCGCACGACAAGGTTAAACGCCCCCGCGCCCGTGCGACTGACCGTCACCTCTGCGCTGGAGTAAGCATCAACTGACGATAGGTTGAAATTTCTATCCGCTGTCAGGGTGCCTGTGTGGTAGACCTGCGCGCCATCGGACACCAAGTGGTTGATCACGGCATCCGTGGCAAAGATCACATCGCGGCTGGCCCCAACGCCTGACAACGGGCGAACGCCCACCAGCGTAAACGCGGTCCCGGTCCAACGGAATGTGGCCCGCTGCCCTGTGTAGACGATGGCGATAGATGCAGCCGAAAGCCCGTCACGCACGTTGGCCGCAAAACCGCCAGTGGTGCGGTTTTCATAGTGGATCAACTCGCCAGCACTCATGCCGTCTGACAAAAGGTTGCGGGTTCGCGTAGCGGTCAGCGCCGCCGTATCAACGACAGTTCCCCTGCCCGCTACCGTTGATGTAACGGTCGCATCAGACGAAATCGCAATCTGCCGCTTATCGCCCGCCCCTAGGTCGGTCATAAAGTCCGACCCGACGTAGGCCAGCTTGGATGCCACGCTTTCTTGGCTGTGGATTTCCGCGCTGTTGCCGTAGCTGTTGATGCCCGAAGTGTTGGCCGTGAAGTACAGCGGCTTGTTCATGCTGACAAAGCGGTTGCCGACCAGATCAGCGCTGGTCACATAATCCGCATGGATGCCGTAGGAATACCCCGTCACAGCGATAGCGTTGAAGATATTGTGCGTGATTTGGAACCCGAACGCACGGTAAGCCGCGCCCGCCGTGGCAAACCCTTCGATCTTGACTGCGTAGGTGTTTGCCTCCCCAGATGTGCGCTTGATGGCAAAGTAGCAGCCATCGACGATCAGGAACCGCATCCCACGGCAGACTACGTTTGCGTAGTTCGCGTTGAGGTGTGTGCCTGTGACCGTGAAATACACCTGCGTCGTGCCCGCAAGGTTGTCGATCCTGACGCCTTGGTTGATTTCCTGCACGTTGCAGCCAAAGACCTTGCCGCCCTCCATAAACTCGCCTTCGGCCAAGATACCGTGGAAGGCCGCAAACAGGGACGAGTTGCTGATGATCGGGTTGATGCATGCCAGCCCGTTCCAGCTATCGGCCACAAGGATCGCGGCCTTGGTGAACCGGGCAGTCAACAGGTTGCCGTCCGGTGCCTGATACGGTTCAATCCCCGAATAGGCCACATTGTCCAGTTCGGCCAAGGCAAAGCCGCGCAGTTCGTAACCTACGTCAAAGGCTTTCAGGGTGAACGTAGAAGGTGTCCACGCGCCGTTGCGACCGATCACCACGTCCTCGATAACAGGTGCATCCGAAGTCCCTGTGGACTTGGTGCGCTCAAGGTAGATCGCGCGTGCCTTCTCGGTGTCGCCGTCAAAGCGACAGGTAATCTTGCCCCCCTTGATGCGCGGCCCCCGGCCTACGCAAGACCCCATCCAGAAGATGAACGCCTTGATGTTTGCAGTCGTGGCCGTGGTGAAGTTGCCACCACCAAGGATCACGCTTTCCGCCTGCGTCACCTGCTTGCCGTCGCTGTTGCGGAAATACAGAGTTTGCTGCACAGCGCCGCCACCTAAAGCGCCTTCGGCCATGGTGATCGGATCGCCCGTGCTGGACTTCCAATAGCTGACAGTCTGCGTATCGACGCTCCACGAGTGCAGATCAACGGCAGGGTTGGTCATGCGCAGCAACGGCGGGTAGAGGTCAGGCCAGACCAGAGAGCCGTTGAAGTGAATGACCCCCGTGCCCAGTTGCGGAATAACAATGGTCTTGCCCGGATTGGCGTTGATCAGGGCTTGCAGGTAGTTCTTGTTTGCCGTCCGGGTGCCAGTAGCGTTTTCGTCAGGCACCAGCATCCAAGCGATGACTTCCTCTGCCGCGTCCCGGCCATACAGCGGGGTATTGGCCGCGAATACCCGCTTGTCAGATGCCGCCGCATAGGCAGGCTCAATCGCAAAAGCCCCGGTCAGGTTATACGCCATGTTCCCAGAGACGATAAATTCGTCAATCGCAGCACTCGTCACCGACAGGAAGTTCGTCACCCCCGGCGTTTCGTTCCGCTCCGCAAACCCGCTGGTGTTGTCCGCAATCTTGAAGCGGTTCGACCCCATCTTGATCGCCGCTGGCACATCATCCCCGCCCGCAGGAATGGCCTCGCGGAAGCTGCACCCGTTGATGTTCACATCGTCCAGGACGTCCGTCCCCGGTTTCACGGTTTCGACCGCCGACTGGTCCCGCATTGTCCACAGGCACCCGTTGAAATGGAACCCGCGCATCATCGCAAAGCCGTTGGAAGATCCCTGCGAGATGTAAACCGACCGACCGCCCGAGCCGTCGTCAATGCCATCATCCCCGCCCGTGTCAGAGCGGCAGTTCGTGAAGAAGATGTTCTGCACCTTCCAGAAATCATCCTCGGTGGCCTCGTTCGCCGCCGTCTGTTCGATCCAGACCGCAGCGCCATCCTTGCCCGTCTTATCCATCACCAGTTCGTTGAACCAAGCGTTCACAAACGTCCCTCGGTCGGCGTTGACGAACATGCCATATTGCGACCCAGCCCGCGTCCAAGCCGTGACCTTGTTCCAGTTGATCGTATCGCAGATGCCAATGGGGCTGAAATCAAACGTCGGCACGGTGCGGTAATCATCGCCCGACCCGTACACCACCACATCGTCAAACAGCAGGCCTGAGAACCGTTGAAACCGCATGATCCGGTGATTAAGATTGTCGCGCCAGCTACCCCGCACATCGCGCATGCGCATCCGCGCAGATGCCAGCGTCGGCCCCACATCAAGGACGCCCGCCACATCATCCGCGCGAATATCCTCAATCACCACATCAGCCGCGCCATCCACGACCATCGCATAACCCGCAAGGCTTGGCCCCACGTTCTGGTGCAGGAACCGAAAGCCCCCCATTGCAATCCGCGCGATGCCAGCCGCCCCCGTGCCGATGCGCACAAAGTTGCTGTTGTTCGAAGTTGACGACTGCGTGAATTGCGTCACCTCTCGCCCCGAGCCAACGAACGCGCTGTCAGATCGCGTCATCGTCGGCAGGGGCGCGCCGATGTTGAAGTTACCCGCTCCTGCCATCAGCACCCGCCGCGAGGCACCATTCAGCCATGCGAAGGCATCCACCAGCGCCGCGTCGTTTTCAGCCGCAGAATTTGCAGGGTCCGCGCCGTATTGCTCGATATACATGCTGTTGAATTGGTTGTCCTGCACAGCCGCCCGCACACGGTCCAGAATGGACAGCATCTGCACAGTTGGCGCTTCGGCCAGAACCTCAATTACGGGGGCAAAAACTGTCATGCTGTCAGGTTCCTGAATATAAGGGCCGCGCCCTGCCATTTTTCAGACAGCGCCGCTTCGGGTGCCGTCAAGTCGATCTGATATGCGCCCGCCAGCAGCCCGCATAGCGCGCGGCCATCGGTGAAGGTCGCGGTTGTCGTAGCCGGGATGGAAAGGGCAATCTCGCCCAACTCACTCAGGACAAGCGCCTGCGTGTGGACAATCGCCCGGTGTTCATCGAACAGCGAAAACACCCCAGACCAATCGGTCAAGTCAACGTATTCGTTGGCGTACCTGTCGCGCATCCGCCAGTTCGGGTTGCACTCTAGGCCCTGCGTGATGGAGATGGGGGGGACAACGACAACCTGCATTACACCCTCCACAGTTCAACGGTCAAATAGGTTTCCACCCCGAAGCTGGTCGGAACACCCATGCCGCTGCCAGCCTGCGTGTTTGCCCCGCGTTGCCGGATTTCCAGCGCCTTGGCCGCAGCAATCGTGAATACAGCCGTCAGTGTGACGCCGTTGGTATCCGACACCCCCAAGATGCTGTTGCTGTCCCCGCGCGCAAGGGCCGCGCTGTCGGTCGCGTTCCACAGGATCAGTTGGTTCAGGCCGATATTGAACGACTGCGCCAGCGCCTTGATGTAGTATGTCCCCGCCGCCAAGGTGAATTGGTTGCTGGCCACAGTGCAGATGTTGAAAACGTCCCGGACTTCGGTGTTCACAGGCCGTATCTGATCCGACCCTGATGTAAAGCCACCGCCGCTCGTGCCTGACGCAAGCTGGTGCTGCAAGATCACATCAGGCGGTCCAGATGCCCCCCAGACCACGCCAGCCGCCGCGACACGGGGGGATTGACCGATGCTGCCAATCGGATAAGGCGTCAAAACAGGCTCGTGCCACGTTCCAAACGCCGCCGCGTAATGCCGCGTCACAGACTTTGGCGACCCCGCGTAATACATCACCTGCACAAACCGCGTTGAAGTCTGGCGGATGATCTGCACCACGCCAAAGTCAACGCCGGTGGTGCCAGCCGGAAACGTGCCAAGGGTGGTGTTATTAACCCGATACCACCCGCTTGCCGTGGTAGCGTCGTCAATGCTCGTCAGGATAACCACCGCCCCGGTTTCGCCGATGCCGTAGAGTTGCAGATTGCCCGTGATGTTTTCCTGCACACGGTCGATGGCGTCTTGCACGTTGGTGACAGGCACATCAACCGAAGCCGTAAAGTTGATATCCTCAGCCACCAAGCCCGCCAGCGACGACCGCGCCACGGGATCAATCGGAAACCCCGGCAACAGCGTCCCGAATGTATCCCGCACTTCCAGCTTCAACGCAACGCTTGAGTAGACCGCAGGCAGAACCCCCCGGCTATCGGCGTTGACCGTGGTGCCATAGGGGATCGTTTCGGCGTCGTCCTGATACACGATCTGCGGCGTTGTGGTGCCCGACAGAAAGAACGATGCCACCGCACCGGGCACCGGATCGCCGTTCCAGTCGGTCGGCCTGTTCGCCATGGTGCTGATAAGTTCGGTCATGCTGTCCTCACTGTGCCGTCAGGCCGGGAATGATGCTCAGAGCGTTGGGGGCAAACACAGGGCCACCCGGTGCCACAAGCTGATTGGATAGGTAATTCTGCATAGGCCGTGTCATGCGAGCCGCGTTGATGGCAGCCGGGGCCAGCATGCCAGCGATAGCACCGACAGGGCCTCCGACCGCAGCACCACCCGCCCCGCCAAGCATGGCCGACATGCCGGGGATATTGCGCACCCCACCTGCAGACACCGCAGGCAGCGGCTTGATCACAGCCTCCCCGGCTCGTGCCAGCGCGCCAAGATCGCCACGCCTGCCGCGCGCCATTGCCGCCCGCCCTTGATTTGTCAGTTCATTGCGCAAAGACGACGGCGAGATAATGCCCAGAGCCATGTTTTCGCCTGCGCGCGATGCCGCTTTTTGGATGGCAAGGAAGTTGCGCCATTGGCTGCGGGCTGTTGCCAGTTTTGCCACATCATCCGCGCGCCCCAAGCCGACAAGCGCCGTGTTCATCGCGTTGTCGATGGCATCTAGCGCCGCCACAGCGGCATCACGCGTGGCCGTGTCAGGGTTTGCCGTCAGCTTGGACAGGCTCGACCGCCATGTGCCCAACGTGCCTGCCGGGATTGGATTGCCCGACCGAAACGCCTGCACCATTTCACGGTTGATGTTGCCCAAAAGCGGGACGTTGGTGTTCTTGGGCGCGAGGCTGCGATAGGTTGCAAGAGCCGTTGCAAGATCACCCAAAACAGCCGCATCCGGCGTCACGTCAACGCCCGCCATAACCGCGTCAAAGTCCTTGCCAATCCGCTGCGCTGTAGCCTCTAACGCCTCTGGCGTGGCGCGGGTTGCGTCAGTGCCAACCACCTTCAGCGCCGCCGCCGTGAAGGCATCCGCCTGTTCATCCATGACCGCTTGCCCGCGCGACGTGCCGCCCTCGGCCTTGCGCAAGCCCACAGACCCCGTGCGCTGTCCCGCCGTCATGGGAACGCCAAAGTCATCCAGCACTTGCGCCATTTTCAGCCGCTCGGGATCAACACCGCCATTTGGCGACACAATCGCCCGACCCGCCTTGTTCAGTGCATTGATGCCCAAGGGCGTTGCAATTGCCGCAGCCAAGCGCGCGTAGGGTTCGGCCTTGGTGCCTTTGGTCGCCTGACCTGCCGCCTCGGATGCCAGCGCAGGGGCCACACCGTATTTGATCACGCCGCCGATGCCACCGCCGCCTAACGCCGCACCGGGCAGAAATTCCCCGACCGTGCTGGCGTATTCGCCTGCCGTGGTTTTGGGCTGGTATTCCGAAGCGCCCCCACTGGCAACCGCCATGCCTTGTGCCGCCGTGGTGCCCGTGCCCATGGGCATCATGCCATAGGACCGCCGCGCAGATGCCGCGACCTCTGGCGAGAACCCCACCATTTCCAGACCGCTTTGCACCACACCGCCTGCCGCATTCATCGCCTGCCCCGGCAAGTCCACCAAAGCCGCGCCGCCGCGCAGCAGGCCAGAGCCGAAAGACTTCGCTACATCGCTGCCCGTGCCGCCTTGTCCAGACGCATCCCCCGCCACGAAACGACGCGGCAAGATGCCCTGATCCGTCAATTCTCGCATGGCCGTTGGACCACCAACGCCGGGGCCATTCTCTTGCGGCACGGGGTTTGCAGGCATGCCCATGGCAGGCACGGCTTGCGACGCCACAGGGGCCGCGCTGGGGGGCTGTTGCGCCGCCCTTGCCATAGCCGCCAGACGCTTTGCCGACACAGCGTCACCCGCCGCGTGGGCGTTGCGCAGGGCTTTCATGATCTGGTCATAGTCTGCCATTTCAGCCCCCGTACATCTTCAACAGGTCGTCGTCAGACATAGCCGCAGGATCGCTTGGCGCAGCGGGGGGCGGTGGGGCTGCACCTGCCGCAATCTGCGCGATGGTCGCGGCATCTGCGCGGGCCGTGGCTTCAAGCTGCGCGGCACTCATGCCGGATTTGATAGCCTCAACAGCCCGGATGCGGCTTTTCGCCTTAGCCGCCTGAACAGCGGCATTATCGCCCGGTTGCGGCAAGTATGTTTGGCCGTATAGCGCTTCTTCGTCGGACGTGATTGCGGCCCCCGTGTCCTTGCGCAAGATCGCCTGCAGGAACTCGCGCCCCGCCTGCGTAGCTTTCTGAAAATCGTCAGACTGCACCGCGCCCCGCACAACTCCTGTTGGGTCATATTCAAGCCCGCGCTCAACAACGCTGGTCAGCGCCCCGGCAATTGGGGTCAGGCTGCGCAAAGCACCCTCAGCCCGCGTGACGTACACGTTGTCCTTGCTTTGTCCCTCGGTGAACTTGGTTGTGGAACCCGCAGGCCCGCGCATCATGATCGGCTTGCCATCAGGGCCAAACACAGTTTCCTCTTGTCCCGGCGCTTCGCCAATGACCTTTGGCCCGCCCTCTGCGCCAAGATCATAAAGCTGATTGCCAACGACCTTGAACCGCTCATTCGGCGAGATCGTGTCCTGCTTGGGCGTCATCACTTCTTTGTAGGTTTTCAGCGCATCTAGAACGCCCGTATATTCAGCAATCGCGCTTGGGAAAGCCTCAATCGTGAATTGGTTTGGGTCCAGACCCTGCGCCTGCACATAGGCCGCAAAGCCTGCCTTATCGCCCTTTTCAAAGAACGGAATAGCCCCGCGCAAGCCCGTTTCGATCTTCTGTGCAGCCGCAGCCCGATCTGCCGCAGACATGGCCGCGACTTGCGCCTTGGCAGCCTCTGCCGCCGCGCGCCGCTTCATCTGCATTTCCTCGCGGTCAAACGCCATATTCTGCCGCGTCTGATCCATGCCAAGGCGTGCCTGTTGGTTGCCAAGCAGGTTGGATTGCGCGGCCATAGCAGCCTCAGGCGACAACCCTGCCAGCGCGTTCAACGCCCCTTGATCGCCAGCCAAGATGCCAGCGCCTTGCGTCTGGTACAGCCCCGCCAGCGCGTTTTCACGCTGCCCGCGCATCGCCTGCATGCCAGCCTCTTGCCCGCGCGCCATTGAGCCGATCACGTCGGGGGCTTGGCCTGCCAGAATGATATTCGGGTTAAGTGCCATGATGCCCTCAGGTGTACGGTATGAACGGTAGCGCATTGCGGCGCTGCATGAAAGCGGCGGGGTCTTGCGCGATGGATTGCGGCGTCCACGGCTGTTGCACGGGCGCTTGAGCTAAGGCGTTTTGCGGCATTGGCTGGCCCTGTGGGGCCGCAAGGGCGTTTTGTGCCACAGCCTCTTGCGGGGCCAGCTTGCCACCAAGCAACGCAAGCGCCTTGGCTTGATGCGCTGCCATCTGGTTATTCACCTTGTCGGCCACATTTCCCGGCGCGCCGCCGTTGTTTGCGTCCGAAGCGTTATAGCGCCCCGGCCCGCCCGCGTTGACGATGCTATAAGCATCCAGCCGACCCATGCCGGGTTTCCACCCATTCTGCCGGAAATAGCGCGCCACAGCCCCATCAGGGCCAAGCTGCGACCCTATCGGATCGTCCCAATTCACGCCATATTCACGCGCCTGCGGTTCGCCAAACTGGATCAAGCCGCGATGCTGGCCCCATTGCGTCGTCGGACCGCGCTTTGTCGGGTCAAACGTGCCTGCGGTTTCATAGCTGATGATCGTTGCCAAATCCACCGGGTCCATGCCCAGAGCCGAAGCTGTTTCAACAATGCCCTGCGCAATGTCCATCAATCACCCCCAAGCGCTGTTGCCAAAGGTGTTGCCGCCAAACAGCCAGTTGCTGTTGGCCCCCTGCGCCGGGGCCTGCGCGGGTTGCTGCGCCCGCATGTACTGCCAAGCGCCCAAGGCGTTGTTGATGCCGCCGCTGATCGCATTGCCCACGCCGATAGCGCCAGCAGATTGCGCGTTGCCGATGTTGCCCAAGGCGTTGCCCGCCGCGTTGCCATAGTTGGCACCCGCTGCCGCTTGATTGCCCGCCGCCGCCTGCCCCTGCTGCCCGATGCCCTGCAAGCGGTTCAGGTAGTTGTTGTACTCCTGATTTTGCATGCCCTGCCCGAGGCGCTGCGCATCCGCCAAAGCCGCGCCAGAGAACAGCCCGCCCCGTGCCGCAGCCGTCGATTGCAGCGTGTCCAAGCCCTGCCCCAAGGCGAAGCTGTAACCCGGCGTGTTCTGAAACCCACCAAAATCGCGCCCGCCCGTTGGATTTGCGTTGGCGTATTCCTGCGCCGCGCCCATGTCGGCGAAGGTCTGCCCGTTCACGCGATATTGCGTGACGCCCGGAATAGCCGCCGTGCCTTGGTTGTAAATCCGATCATCTGGCCTGCCACCCGGCCCTTGCGTATAGCCCCCGCCGCCCGTTGCTGGCGTTCCCGGCGTGGTGAATGTCTCGATCTGCGCAGGCATCCCGCCGATCATGGGCGCGTTGCCAAGCCCCATTTCCGACAAGTACGCTTGGAACCCAAGCCCACCGCCCTGCAAATAAGGCGCGAAGTTCTGACTTGTTTCGTCGTAAATCCGCGTCTGTAGCGCCAATTCCTCGCGGGCCGCTGCCTCTTGCGAAGCGGCTGCTTTCTTGGCCGCACTGGCTTGCGACGCCCCTCCAAGAAGGCTGGCACCCGCACCGATGATTGCCCCGATTGGCATTTACAAACTCCATCCATAGCAGGCGACAGGCGACACCAAAGGTATACCACCGTCGCGTGAAAACCCCAAGCGCTTGATAAGCGCCACAACGGCTCGGTTGCTTTCCAGACACCACGCTACAATTCGCGTTGGCTGATATTCGCGCCAAGCCTCAATCAACAGCAATTTGGCCGCGTCCGTCACACGACCCCATGCGCTTGGCATCACCCCGATATGCGCCATGAGCACTCCCGGCCAATGCGTCCAGTTGAACACCAGACACACACCGCTGCGGGCGTGATACATCGCATCATCCGGCAACGGCCCGTCCAGCATTGCACCCCGGCGCTGCGATGGATGCGCGAAATAGGCTTCTGCGTCTGTGACGGGGATCTTCACGTCCACGTCCCCTGCGTGTCCACCACGGTATCGGCCATGCGAGTGCAGCGGAACGTGGTGCCCGCCTTGGCAACAGGCGCTGTGGGCACATCGTCCAGCGTGATCGACGGAATGATCGTGCCAGCCGATGTGACCTCAAAATGACCCGATATGACTGAAAAAACGCCTGTGCCTGTGGCATTTGTCGAAAATTTGACTGTGCTGCTGGCTGAACCCGCGCCGCCGCGCGCAGCCGTCGCAAGGGCTGTGTTGTTATCGACGCCGACCGACTGCATCAGGTATTTGCCAGTCGTCGCTGTACCAGCACCCAATACGTTAAAGTTGCCGTTGCCGCTCGTGGCAGACAGCCCGGTCAAATAGACCGCCGCCTCAAAACTGTATACGCCCACGTCCAGCGCCAATGCACCTGATGCCGATGTGTCGAACAACTGTTGCGATGCGGTTTGCGTCAGCAGCGTAAAGTCCACAGGTAGTCGCGCAAAGAACGTGGATACCGTGCCACCGCCGCCGCCCGAAGCCGAAAACGTGATGGTGTCCGTCCCCGCGTTGGTTGTGATCGTCATTCCAGACCCAGCCACCAGCGTCAGGGTATCAGCAGTTGTGTCCGCGACCACGTTGGACTGTCCAGAAACGGCAATGGTCGAAAACAGCGACTGATCGCCCGTGTTCGCGCCCGTTGCCGTGCCGCCGCCCGTGGCAATGTCATTGTCCGACAGGGCCGTGTTAAGTTGCGCCGTGGTGAACGACCCCAACGCCGTGGTGTTGCTGTTCTGCGCCGCCGTAATCGCCCCTGTGAGGGCCGCACGTTCAAAGCGCGGCGTCGCATCGTCATAGATCAGCGACACGCCCAAGGCCCCGCCCACGGCGTCCTGTGCCATCTCGTCGGTGTATACCGTGGCCCCCGTCGCCACGCCCGCCAGCTTGGTGAAGTTGGCCGAAGTCATCAGCCCCGCGTTAGTGCCATCCGCCACGGTCAGCACGGCATCAGTCCCGGTATCGCTGGCAACCGTCCGAGTGGCTGCATCATACGACAAGTTCGTCGCCCCGCCGCCCCCTGATGGGGTTTGCCATGAAGTGTCAAAATTTGTGCCGCTGTTTTTGGTCAGCACCTGCCCCGTTGTGCCGCCTGTCGCTACACCGGGGCCTGTTGCCCCAGTAGCCCCTGTCGGACCCGTAGCGCCAGTTGGGCCGGGATCGCCTTGCGGCCCCTGCGGCCCTTCTGGGCCTGTGCCGCCACCACCGCTGATCGCGGCAAGGTCATTCCACGCGGTAGTGCCGTCTCCGACCTTCAAGGCAAGCGCGGTCTTGTCCCATCCCGGCTGACCATCCGCCAAGATCGGGTTTTCTGCTGTCCAGTTTGTCGCCGTGTCCCGCCTGATTTTAATCGTCATGCGCCGCCGTCCTCAAATTCAAATGTACCGCTGCCAAAGGCGTCGCCATCGTCAAGTATCATCGCCCCGTCCAGCACCGCCGAACCGTCGTCAATCACAAACGACGACCCACCGCAGCAATCTTCCAACGCCGTCGCAATGTCCCGAAACAGCAGCAGCCCCGGCATGGTCAAGCGCCCGTCTGCCGTCACATACTGAATGCCCGCCCGCGCCTCGATCATGCCATCCTCGCATCTGCCGTGGCATAAATCGGGATATCAACCGGGTCCGTTAGCGTGATCCTTGCAACCGCCGTGCGGAATGACCCAAGCGCCCGAAATATCGCGCGGTTCTCATAGCCACCCACACCGCCAAGCTGCACGGTGCGCACAGGGCCAAACTCCACCCCGTTGCCCATTTCCAGCATCAGAGTGGCCGCGTCAAACCCCTGCGCCGATTGAAACTCAAGCGATGCCACGCGGAAACAATCGCCGCCCTTGTACACCGCCGCCGATGTGGCCGACCGATACAGAACATCACCATCGTCCCGCGTGTAGTCGGTCAGGCTGTAGAAATTGCCATCCGTGCCGCCGACAATCCAATCACCATTAAGTCGCGCCGAATGCGCCGCCCGCCATGGATCAAGCCGCTCCCCGCGTTCAAACCATTCTCCCGTGGTCAAGTCATAAACCCACGCGGGCCTGTCCGAGAACGCCAGAACCGCGAACTTGTGCCCCCGATCCTCCCAGTAAAAGCAGCTTGTCGGGGTGCCATCCTTGATCGCCGTATTGACCGCCGGGGTTGATACCGCCTGCCATTCAATGCCACTGGCGATATACGCGATATTGTCGCTTCCGACCAAGAACACCGCGCCCTCCACCAGACAGGCCAGCGCAAAGGCCTTTAGCCCCGTGTTGCGCACAAGCCCGGGCACAAGCGAAAACGCATTTGCCCCCGCGCCAGCAGGTGCCCAGACCTCTGTTGATTGCGTACCAAACAGCATCAGCGAATTGGCAACCACCAGCCCCCGCAGCGTGTCGTCCCATTGGCTTTCTGCCGTAGCAAAATTCAGCCCGTTGAACGTCGCAGGATCGCCAACCTCGGACCACGCAAACACCGCGCTATTGGCCTGCCCCACGATGGTTCGGCCAGCAAGGTATTCCACCCATCGAACACGGTCCACAACGCCCGTGGCCGGGGTCGTCACGCCCGCAGATGTGTAGGCATAGTAATTCCCGCCAGATGCCACCGTGATCGTGTCGCCGTTGCGGCTGATCTGCGCAGTTGTACTTGGGGTGATCGTCGCCAGCGTATCCACGCTTTCGGCTTCAACGCGCAGCAACCTATCCGCCACCACAGCGATAATCGCACCATCATATTCAAACATGGCGCGGCAAAACACGTCATTGGTCCGCCCGAAGATAGCCATACCCGGCACACCGCGCAGCAGGTATTCTGTCTTTCCACCCGGCACAGGCTCACGGTACAGGTTCACCAGCCGCGAAGTGCTGGACGCCAGCGATGATGTGTCACGCGAGGACTGCCCAACGAAGGTTACAAGCGCCATGTGCGCCCACCCCACATATTCACATAGGACAGCGCCGGATCAATTTCCGCGTCGTCAATCACCATCAGATGCGCCCGCATTTTCGACAGAAACGCTTCCTCACTGAAAGCCGCCGGGACCATGTATTCAGGAGCCAAGCGCGCCGCCAAACAATACACCGCGCCCTCACGAAACGCCGCGGGCATGGGAAAGTCCGCCGTTGCCTCATAGTCCTGCGGATCAAGGCCAGACGTGGGAGGCCCCAACGCGGCGTCCATGCGCCAAGCGTCAATGCCGTCCAGCCGCCATCCATGCAGCATGAGGTTGAATGTCTGCAAAGCCGCGCGGGATTGTTCGCCATTGGCCGTCTGACCATGGCCCACAACGCCGATCTTGCGCATGGCTTGTTCGATGATATCCGCGATTGTCGTCATACCTGACCCCCAAAAGGTTGCGGGGCCATGACAGCCCCGCCACTTAGATCAGCCGACCAAACGACAGGCCAGATCAGGGTAGATGGCCTTCCAGCCATATAGAATATCCAGACGGATGATGTCGTCATCCGTGTCGATATCGTAGTCCTTGACCACGCGAACAGACAGCCCGTTGGCGCTTTCACGCGCCTTGAAGGCCGCGCCGTCCGGCATTTCCAGCGGGACAGTGACCAGAGCAAAGGCGTTCTTGTGGAAGCCAAGGTTCTGCGGGTAGATCGCGCCGCCAGTGCCCAGAACAACGATAGCCGCGTTGTCGGCAGGTGCTGCGGTGACGGTCTGGAACGGCCCCGAAGTGATCATCGGGGGCGAAATGGTCAGTGTTGCCGGACCAGTGGTTGCGCCCGAAGTTGCATCGGCCAGCACGGTGAACTGTTGCAGATACGGCATCACCAGCTTGCCAGTGGTTCCTTCACCCGGAACAGGGTTGACCGCGAACACACCAGCGATGGTGAACACGTCACCCGCGCGCAGAATGTTGGCCGTCGAGTTGGTCCAGCCGTCAGTGATCAGCGACTGCGACCAGTTGGTGCCGACCGCGTTGGCATAAGTCACCGCCTGCGAAGCGCCGTTCACCAGCGGAGTGCCAGTGGCAACGCCGACAGTGTGGTTGGGGATGTTCTGCGTCGAGTAGGTGTCAAACATGGCAACTTCGCCAAGCAAAGCCTTTTCATACGCCGACTTGCCCTTGGTGCCCACGCTGTCCAGCGTCAACTGGTTGCCAGCAACCGCATAGCGCGCGGCAGGGTTGAGGCACATCGTGCGGCTATCACCGGGCACGGCCATTTCATCCAGCCGCTGTGCGGCCAAGGCCACCGAAGCGAAGGTCGAAGGCGTGGTGCCGGGGGTGCCGACCGCATTCCAAACCGTGCGATAGAGGTTCATCCCCGCGCGGTCCACCGTGTTCGCCAAGGTAATCATGGCGGGCGCGATGTAACGCTTGGAATATTCCTCAATCGTCAGCGTCAGGTCTTGGGTCGAAAACTTCCACGACACATGCTTACGCTGATCGACCACGATGTTGGTGGTCTTTTCCTCAGCGTCTTGGTTCACGCGGGTCGCACCATCGGCGGTGTAGAATTTCACCGGGCGACGGATTGAAACGGTAGAACCTTGACCGCCGGAAAAGTCCTTCTCATATGTCCGGTATGCCTGATTGGCAAAGACCAGGTTGTTCTCCAACTGCATAAGCGCCTCTTTGGCGATCATGCTCGGGGTTACAAGAGTGTTCGGCATTGCTTAACTCCTAGAGAGCGCCCTTTTTGCGCGCCGCGACGTATTCCGCGTAGGACATATCGTCGGCGCTTTTGTTCGCCTGTCCGCGCGCTTGCACGGGGGTAATCGGCGTAGGGGCAGCAGATTGCAACTTGGGTTGCGCTCGGATCAACGACGCTTCAATACGTCCCAATTCGCGCGCGGCTTGGATCGGGGCCATGTTCGACAGGGCGCGGGCCAGTTCTGGGTTTTTGCCAAGGTGATAAGTCAGATCGTGCGGCACATCACTTTGCAGGACCATTTGCGAAAGTTCCTGCGACACCACCCCGCCTTGCGTTGCCACGATGTAGGCGGATTGGAAGTCCGCATATCGCTTTGTCGCCTCTGGGATATCGTCGAGGTAAGCCTTTTGCAGTTCCCGCAGGTGCTGTTCCTCGGCGCTTTGAACCTGCGCTTTGGCTGCTGCCTGATCTTCCTTGATCATGCTTTGCTGGACTTGGGCTGACACCTGTTCGCGCTTCCACGCGCTCCGGTCTGCCACATACTCCAAGGCGTCGGCATAATCCGCCTCTTTCGGTTCTGGCATCGCCGCACTTGCGCGGTTTGCCCGCTCGGCTTGGCGTTCCAGTTCCGCAACCCGTTCTTTGGCCTGTCGCGCCTCGGCCGCAAGGCGTTGTTCGGCTTGTTCGCGGCGTTCCCGGCGCAACTGTGTGGCCGTCTTTTCCGCTTCCTCGGCTTTCACCTCGGCGGGCTGACCCTCGGTCTGCCCTTCCTGTTCAATGACAGGCGCTGCGGTTTCTTCGGTTGCCACACTCGGGGCGACCAAATCATCTTCGCTCATTGTTTACCTCATACAGGCTCTTGGCCCATTTGTCCAGATAGGCCCATGCTTGCAGCATAGGCGGCGGATCGTAGCTTGAGTTCTGCCTCTTGGGCCTCAAACTCCGATTTCTTGGCGTCGGACGCAGCTTTCGCGGCCTTCGCTTGTTCGGTGGCAAGCTGCGCCGCTGACATCGCCCGTTGCATCTGCATTTGATCTTGCTGCGCCTGCATCTGCATTTGCGCGGCCTGCATGGCCTGCGGGTCTTGCTGCTGCGCATCGTCCTGCGGGCGCAATTCAGGCGGCAAGGTCTTTTCCAACCGCTCCGCCAACTGATCGGCCCCGGCAAAGTCCATGTTCTTGACCACCAGATCGCCCGCGACCTGCATCAACTGCGGATTGCGCGATGCAAGTTCCATCAGCGTTTCCGCAGACTGCTGGCGCTTGGTGGTGTAATTCGGCCCAACGCCGATGCGAACATCGTACTGGCCTTGGGAAAGGTCGTTGGCAGTCGCATCCACGCCGTCGCGCATGATCGGCATGTTCACAGGCACTTGGGTTTCCGCATCATCCTTGCCAACAATGCGGATCACTCTGGCCGTGTCAAAGATGCGCGGGATCATGTCCACGAGGATACGCCCGCAATGCGCCACAGCCTTCGCCACGTTGTCGGAATAGATCGAAGTGGACACGTCACTTTCCATCTGGCGCTGGCGGATTGCCACGCCTGACGTTTCCTGCGACCTCTGGCCCAGAGATGCGTCATAGATGCCCGTGGTGGATTTCATGTTCTCCGATGCCAGCCGGATCAGGTCCATGTTGCCAGCCGACGATACAGGCGGCATCACGCGCTGCGGCGGCGGGGCTGCGGGGTCGCTGTTATAGGGCAGATATGGGCGATTGGATTGGTTCGCCGCGTTCCAGAACTTCTCCAGCCCCTGCACTTGTTTGGCCGTGACCATGTAGGGCGCTTTCGGCTGCAATGCCACAACTTCGGCTTGCGCAGAGATGGCATAATTGAACAGCCGCTGGTCGTCGATGGCATGGCGGATCACGCTGGACCGATACACGCGCCGCCCGACATGCAATTCCTCGCCCATCACCGCGATAACCGGAATGTATTTGCTCGGAAACTCACGCGGGCCTTCCAGCATATCAACGCCGCTGATTTTGCACCACATCACCGTAGGGATTTCCGTCTCGCGCTCAGCAATGGCCTCCGCAATCGGGCCTTTCGGATCAACCAATACCCGGCCATCGCGCAGCATTACCAGCTTGGCTTTCTTGCGGGTGATGTAAAAGTATTCCGCAATGATCACCGAAGCATCAACGCGCCAGTGATCTTCGTTGTCAACCACCCCGTCACTGTCCACCGATGCAAACGCCTTTTCAGGATAAGCCGCCTTGAACTCATCTTCGGACAGGTTGGCGGTAATCATGCACCACTCGGCATCCTCGCGCGTTGGCATGACGGCATTGGGATCCCAGAACACCGCAAACGGGTTTTGAATGCGCGTCAGGCGAATGTCTTGGTTGAACGATTGTTCGTTTTCATATTCCGGCGTTACGCGGAACGCGCCCATACCGCATTGCGCTGCGGTTTCGCCCGCGCCCTCATAGACTGACGTGGCGTCTGATCGGTACTGAATATGCCGGATCAACCCTTCGTATATATCCGCCATTTCTTTCGTTGCAGCGCCGTCCGATGGCACTACAGTGATAGACGGGTTCATCTGGCGAATATCGCCCGTCACCTGCCGCGCGAACCGGGGCAACTGGTTGCTGGTGAGGCATGGCCTGCCTTCGGTGTCACGCGCCTTGCGGACCCGCTCGTCCCATTGCTCCTCGCCCGTCAGGTTTAGCAGGTCGTGTTCAGCCAGCCTGCGATTGTCCAGATCGGCATCAATGGCCGATGATAGCCGTTCCCGCGCCGTGCGCAAAAGATCATCATGCTCGGTCATGCGCCCATCCATCCGCCAGAGGTGTGTTTGATCTCGAAGGCGGCTGGCGACGGCATCCGGTCTGTGATCTCTGGGAACAAGTCTGTGAAGGCCCACACAAGCGCATCAACGCGGTCTGGGCTGTAGCCCTGAGACTTGCGGTCAAAGTCGTTTGTGAAACTGCACATCTGGTTTTCAAGCTCTGGAAACTCGCCGCAATGGGATATTTTGCCACGCTCGTACAATGCCGCGATAGGCTCTGCGCGCGTGACCTTGCCTCGCGTTGCTCGAACTGCGGTGAACGGAATGTCTGGCCTTTGGGCGCGCAATACGGCTTCAACCATCTCGCCGCCATTGTTGACCTCAGCCACAATCCGGTCAGCGCTGTAGAAGTCGAAAAGCGATATTGCCCGCATTGCCCATTCCTCTGGTCGAAACCGGGCGCTCTCGTCGTCAAGCACATAGCCGCGCTGATCCTGTCCGACGCCTGCGCAAACAATACCCGTTTCGTCCGATCCGGTCAATGATGTGGCGGCGGGGTCGATGGCAACCACAATACGTTGTAGATCATGCGGCCTTTCGGCCCTGCGAATATAAGCTCTACGCCACATCGCGTTCTCACTGTCCGCGCTGTACTCGCCCAGAAAGAACCGCTTGCGCTGGCGTTCTGGCATGTTGTTAAGCGCCTCAATGTAGTCAGGCGGCAGGTTTTCGGCATTGTCCATCGGGTTGGCAACGCCGAATTGGTAGTGGTCCGGGTTGATCGTGCCACCCTCTGGATGCGCACCATCGACAAATAGCTTATAGGTCCAGTGCGCATTTGTCGTCGGGTTAAGGTCGATGTAACTGCGCAAGGGCAGCGCGCCTCGGTTGTTTATCCGTTGGATGTTCTGCGCCAAGCGCGTCTGTGCCACGTCATAGCTGGACAGTGGGATTTCCGACGCTTCGTTGAAGTAGATCGTTGCAAACTCTTTGCCCAGAACCTTGTCCACACGCTCTTTGTCATCAAGCCCCGCAAGCCAAATTTCAGAACCGTTGTCTAACGCGAAGTAGCCGTCTTGCTCGTGCCATTTCCATTTGATCTCAGGATAGGCCAGCGCCAAGACCTTCGGCATTGTATCCTTGCCGATGGATTGTTTGACCGCAACACCATGACGGCGAAAAATGGCATGCCGCGATTTGGGCGCAATTATGGCGCGTGTTGCGACTGCGTAGCAGAAAAGGAAAGTTTTGCCGGACCTGGAGCCTCCATAGACCAGCGTATGCTTTTGCGGCCCCGCCAGCATATCGCGCAATTCGGCTTGTTTGGGGGTGAGCTTAAAGCTCGGCATCACGGCTTGAGATGATGATCTGGATTGCGCCGCCGTTGCCGCCTTCGATCTGCGTTGGCAGAACCTTCCCCATCAGCGTCAAGAATGGGCCGGGGGTTTCGATTGCCTGCAAGGTCAGATAGCCTACAATGCCACCGGGACCGCCTGCGGCTTCGGCTGCGGCAAGGATGGCGTCTTTGAGCATGGTGGTGTTTTTGTTGGGGACGCCCTTAGGCCTGCCCTTGCCACGGTTTCCCGTATTGACGCCCACTTTTGGCGGATTTTCTGTCATAGGCTGTGCCTATCACGCAATGTCGATAGCGGCAATCTTGTCGCCTGTTTTCAGCGGGCCGATATCGAGGTGTGCGCCGTCGAGGATCACATATCCTGCGGTAATGGTGGCGACGGGGGCTGATCCTACAGCAATGCGCATGTTGCCGCCTTGCGCGACGATGCGGGCGTAATCAACCAAAATCGCGCTGATGGTTGAGGCTGCGGACGATGCCGATGTGGTGACGGTCTGTGATGCGTTGGGGTATGGCGCATAAACGGGTGCGCCGCCGCCCATGACGCTTCCGAGGGTGATGTGAGCCGATGCCATGCGGTGCGCCCTTTTGATTTCGTGGTGATGTTACCGCGTCTTTGGTGGGTTGTCAAAGGTGCCGCGCCTTTCGGTGGAAAAGTCCGATTGCGCGGCTGCGGGTGTTGGGCCTACCAAGCCGACACCGCCCGCTGATCGCCCGCATTACTGGCGGGTCACAGTGTTTCGTCGCCGTTCCATCCGCAATGCCAGCAGTACCATGCGACTGCGGTGGTGTGCGGTCTGATCTTGAGGCATCGCTCGCCAGCCTTGTCGCGCTTGGGGCTGCATTGCGGGCATGTGGTGCGGGTTGCGTTGCCCGCCGGGGGATTGATCCCAGCGAACATGAGGGCTTGGGAGTGGTGTGGGGTCATGCTGCAAACAAGTCCCCCACCGATGCTTCGGCAAGCTGCAAATGATTGTTGGCTTGCTTGGCATATTCCGGCTTCAACTCAAACCCGATATAGCGGCGCATCATCTTGACGGCCTGATAGCCAGTTGATCCGATACCGTTGAACGGGTCCATCACCACATCACCGGGCTTGGTGTAAAGCCGCAGGCAGTTTTCGATTGTGTCCAGTTGCAGCGGGCAAACATGGCGCTCGTCGCCTGCACCCTTGACGCGGTTCAGCACATTGCCTTGCTGAATGTTCATCCAGACCGGGCTTGCCAGTTTCTGCCACTCGTACACGTCAAATTCGGCATGCTTGATCAATTCTGCCAAGACGGCATCATCCGGCACGGCAGATGCCAATCCGGCGCGGTGCATTTCTGTCAGCCACTTGCGGGCGATTGCCAATGCGGTCTTGGTATCACCCGGCGCGCAATGTTCGACCCGATCCGGGTTGTCGCCATCCTTGCGGAAAAACAGCATATAGTCCGGCATGCCGACCCGGTTCATGGTGCTGTCTTTGCGGATTTGCTTGTACAGCAGACCAAGAGCCTTGGTGCGCTGCATTTCTACAACCGGGTCTTTCCAGATAGTCACGCGGCCATGGTAGATCATCCCGGCGTCGGTATGGGCCTTGATCAAGTCGCCCGAGAAGTCCTGCAAGCCAATGGCACCATCCCGCCCCTTGCGCATTGGCAAGTCGGTGCAATGAACGCACGTCATGCGGCCCGGTTTCATAACGCGGGTCAGTGCCTCGGCAAAGAATTTGTATTGATTGATAAACGCCGCGCCAGTTCCGGCATTGCCAAGGTCGCGCTCGCTATCTGAATAGGTGAACAAGTCCCCGAACGGCGGACTGAAAATGGAACAATCAACCGAACTCTCCGGCATTGCATGCATTCCCTCGATGCAATCAGAATTGTGAATTGCCCATCCTGCGCCTTGGTACTCTGGTTTTTTCATTGGTTTTCTCCCTTGATCCATGCCGGGAAAGCGAGGTCCAACGGACGATCATACTTCACCCTGACTTTACCATCTGACTGTGCGTTGCGCATGGCGTCGGCCATCCGGCGCTGCATTTCCTCGTGCTTTTTTGCCTTTCCGTTGATGATGTTCCAGATGGATGCCTCGGTGTCGCTGATCACGATATCGTTGCGCACCACTTCGGATTGCCCAAACCGATGCGACCGACGAACGGCTTGGTAGTGTTGCTCGTAGCTGAAGCTGATCGAGGCAAAAACGGCATGGGCGCAGTGCTGCCAGTTGACCCCGAACCCTGCGAGTCTGGCCTTGGTCACGATCACGCGATAGGCACCATCTGCAAACCCAAGCAGGCGGCGTTCCTTTTCGTCGGCATCCAGTGACCCATGCACTTCCATCGCGCCGGGGATCATTTTTGCCAGCATGGCGCTTTCGTCATTGGTTTCGCACCATACGGTGACGGGCTTGTCATGCGTTGCCAGTGACGCAGCCAACTCACACCGCTGCGCCAATGTCAGGCGCTTTTCCGCATGAAACGACGTGGCGGACATTTCAGGGATGCGGAACAGATAACCTTCGGCCACGTCCACCATACGATCCGCTTTGACCGTGTGAATGCGGCGGTCCACATCGGGCAGGATGTACCCAGTATCGTCGCCGCCCAGATCCGATGGCAGCGTTGCGCAACGTGACCATGACGCAACCCACTGCCAGAAGTCGTCAATAGCGTGACCCTTCAAACGCCAGTCTTGGGACGCTTTGGCCGTGTCATTGATAAACCACTTGGACAGCATTTCCTGCTGGCGCATCACGCCCAAAAACTCCGCGTGGTTGCCCAACTCAGTGTGATCGTTTGGGCTGGGGGTAGCAGTTGCTGCCAGCTTGTAGGGCGTGTCGATAAAAGCCTCTTGGATCATGGCGCGGGTACGGCCTGCGTATGATTTCAGGATGCTGCTTTCGTCAAGGATAACAGCCCCAAACGATGTTGGGTCCAGTTTGGCAAGGCGTTCATAATTTGCGACCATGATGCCCGCGCCGACTTCGGATTGGTCGCGGATTTGGCGCGCGGCGATGTTGAACTTTTCGCCTTCGCGGATCATCTGGCCTGCGACAGCAAGCGGCGTCAAGATGATCGAAGGCTTTCCGGTTTCGTCTGCGCATTGGCGCGCAAACTCCAGCTCAATGAAAGACTTGCCCAGACCCGTGTTGAGAAACGCGGCAGACTTGCCTTTTGCCAACGCATATTCCAGCGTTTTGGCTTGGTGCATTTTGGCAAGCGGATTGATCGGCGCGGGGGTAAATCCTGCCATGTTGGCAACCGGGG